TAAGTTGTTGGAAGATTGGGGTTTAGTGACCATTCTGAATCCTCAATCCTATGAAGATTGTGCGCCATTAAATCAGATTAAAATTATTGCCTTTAAAGAAAAATCTGAATGGAATCTTGTTCCCAAATATAATATCGGTCGAAAGAAATAACTTGACTTGTGAGTAGTTTCATGATATAAATAATTTTGTGCTATGCCTAATGGGTAGCATATAATTATTTACTCGCTTAAAAAAGGAGACAATCATGACTACAACAACAACTACTGAACAGTTCCCTTCCTTAGTATTCGACACAAGTTTTTTAACTGATCCCCATAAGTTTGATCCATTTTTTATTGGTCATCATCGTTTATTCGAACGATTTGCTGGCACAAAAATGAATGCTACAAACTATCCTCCGTATAATATTATTCAAGACGACGACGAAACCTATATTATCGAAGTCGCACTTGCCGGGTGGGATATTAAAAACCTTGATGTTGTTCGAAAAGAGGGTGTCTTGTTTATTAATGGGACACAACAGGAAGAACGTGAATCAAGTAAATTTATGCATAAAGGAATTTCTGCACGTTCTTTTACGCGACAGTTTACCCTTCTTGACACAGTAGAAGTGCAAAGTGTAGAGTTTGGGAATGGCATTTTGCGTATTCTCTTGAAGAATATTATTCCCGAATCTAAAAAGCCCAAGACTTATCCCATCGCGGATACAACAACTCCGCGAAAAGTAAGTTCTGGTGACAAGACTCTCTTAGTAGAGTAAAGACTGAATACGGGCCACAGAAAAATACTGTGGCCCTTTTTTTAGGGTTCGATTATGATTGTTACTAAAAAGCATCTTTCTCGTCGTACCGTATTACGGGGTTTGGGTTCGGTAGCTGTGACACTTCCATTCCTTGATAGTATGACCCCTGCGTTTGCCCAAGAGAGTAGTCACCCCTTACGTTTCGGAGCCGTTTATGTTCCGAATGGTATCTTCCCTGAGTATTGGCATCCTGATACTACTGATGCGGCATTTGAATTTAAACCCATCATGCGTCCGCTAGAAGATTTTCGTGACTCGATAGTCACGGTAAGTGGATTGCGTGCGCCGTCCGGGTCTATTCATCTTGGAGCCAGTGCAGCGTGGCTCAATGCCGTTGGTCCAGCAGGAAAGAGTGGGGATTTTACGGCGTTGGTTTCCAAGAAATCGCTTGATCAGTTTATTGCCGACAAGGTGGCCGATGATACTCCATTACGTTCTATTGAATTGGGAACGGAAGATATGGGTACCTCGGCTGGTGCGTGTGACGGGTATCCCTGTGCGTTCTTTAATTCGTTGGCATGGCGTGATGAGACCACTCCGCTTCCGATTTCCGTAGTTCCATCTATTACGTTTGAACGAATGTTTGGTGAAGCAGGGACGACGGAACAACGGGTACGAAATAATCGGTTGAAGAGAAGTATTTTAGATTCAATTATTTCTGAATCCAATCGTCTTTCACGCACACTGCCCGTCTCAGATCGCACTATTATGGATGAATGGTTAACCAACATTCGAGACGTGGAAGCCAAGTTGCAACGTATGAGTAATCGAGCCAACGATTTACCAAATGTCACTGCTCCGGTCAATCCCGAACTCTTTGATGAACAGATGACAATTACGTATGATTTAATGTATCTGGCCTATCGTGCTGATATTAGTCGTGTGGCGACCTTTATGGTTGGTCATGAAGCGAGTAGTCGGAGTTATGCTCATATCGGTGTACCTGATGCTCATCACAGTATTTCACACCATGCGAATAATCCTGAGACGTTAGCCAAATACAATAAAATTAATACCTATCATGTTGCGAAGTTGGCCGAATTGGTTCGACGGTTATCAGAAACCAAAGAAGGTTCTGGTTCCATGTTAGACCATTCTATGATATACTTTGGCGCAGGTATGAGTAATGGCAACGTGCATGATCGAAGCAATCCTCCAGCACTGTTGGTTGGTGGGGCGAATGGACGACTGAAAGGTAATCGTCATTTGATGGTGCAGAAAGATACTCCTGTAGCGAATTTATTAGTCGGTATGGGAGAAGTAGCCGGTGTAGACATAGAAAAAATGGGACCAAGTACAGGCAAAATTAATTTATTGTGAGGAAACAAAATGAATATTAAGTGTGTGAAGTTGATGACGGGTGAAGATATTATTGCAGATGTTCACGAAGAAGATAATATGGTTTTACTGAATAAGCCATGTTTGATTATGATGGTTCCACAGGGAAACAATACATATGGAATTGCCTTGGGTCCATTTCTTCCATGGGCCGAAGATAGCAAGGTTACTGTGAAGAGTGCATGTGTTATGTCTCTATATTTTCCTGAAACAGATTTGAAGAATGAATATAATTCACGGTATGGAAGTGGAATTGTTATGCCGTCATCCTCTGTTGCACCCACCGGATTTACACCAACGCTTGTCAAGTAAGACCCACGTGTGTTAGACTAGTAGTTTGAAGTCTAACACACGTTTTTTATTTAGGTTGAATATATTATGAATTTCTATACGTTTGCAAAACAGCGTGGAAACAATATTTTGTTGCGTGGCGTTTTTAATGGCAAACGTTTTACTCGGCGTGTCGGGTTTAAACCGTCACTCTTTGTGAATAGTGCCGAGCCAACCGAATGGACATCCCTTCATGGCGAATCTCTTCAGTGTATTGAATTTGAAGATATTAATACATGTAAGCAGTTTGTGGAAACCTACTCTGATGTGGATAATTTTTCTATTCACGGTCAAACTAATTATGGATACCAATTCCTCAGTAAATACTATCCACACGATATTGAATGGGATATCTCATCTATTCTCGTTTATACGCTAGATATTGAAACGTCCTCAGAGCAGGGCTTTCCGCAAATTGATAATCCCACTGAAGAAATTCTTCTTATTACTCTACGAAATCTTTCAACGAAGAAAATTTATTCGTGGGGGTGTCGTCCGTTTGACGCGACCAAAATGTCTACGTCAAAAAGTGCCCATCTGGTGAAATATACTCAATGTTCATCTGAACAGGAATTGCTGGAATCTTTTATGCAATTCTATACGCAAGAGTATCCGGATATTGTGACAGGATGGAATGTGAATATGTTTGACATTCCGTATTTGATTTCGCGTATGCGTTATCTTATGGGCGAAGACGCCACTAAAAAGTTTAGTCCATGGGGAGCCGTCAAATCTATCAATAAGACTATCAATAATAAGTATGTCACGGTCTATGATTTGTTTGGTGTAGAAATTATTGACTATCTTGATTTGTATAAAAAGTTTACGTATGCTAATCAAGAAAGTTATAAACTTGATCATATTGCTTCTGTGGAATTGAAGCGAAAGAAATTAGAACATGGTTATGATACGCTGAAAGAACTGTATACAAAAGATTGGCAGTTGTTCACCGAATATAACATTATTGACGTAGAGCTTGTAGACCAGCTTGAAGACAAATTAAAATTGATCGAATTGCTGTTGACGATGGCGTATGATGCGAAATGTAATTATTCTGATATCTTTTCGCAAGTCCGGACATGGGATTGTATCGTCTATAATCATCTCTTGAAAAAGAACGTGATTATTCCCAACAAAACGACGAAGCGAGTGGCACGTATTTTTGAAGGTGCATATGTCAAAGAACCTCGTTCCGGTCACTATGAATGGGTTGTCTCATTTGATGCCACATCGCTGTATCCGTCAATCATTATGCAATATAACATGTCTCCGGAAATGTTTGAATATGACATGACAAAGCGAAGGAATACTAATGTTGAAGGTTTGCTAAAGAAAGAATATACACTTGATTCCTTGCGAGATGAGGAATATTGTATGACGGCAAATGGATATTGCTATCGAACCAACAAGCTAGGATTCTTTCCAGAAATTGTTGAACGCATGTTTCAAGAGCGTCAAGATTATAAAAAGCAAATGATTCTGGCTCAAAAGGAATATGAAAGCACAAAGAATCCTGCTGTACTGAAAGATATCTCTCGGTTTAATAATTTCCAGATGGCTCGTAAGATTCAGCTTAATTCGTTATTCGGTGCGTATGGGTCAGAATATTTTCGATATTATGATGACCGTGTAGCCGAAGGTATTACGATGACCGGGCAGTATATTATTCGACATGTGGGGAATGCATTAAATGCATATTTAAATACTGTATGTGGCACGACAGATTTTGATTTTAGTTTTTACTCTGACACCGATTCATGTTACGTGACACTTGATCCACTAGTGAAAAAGTATTACGCAGAACTTCCCAAAGATAAAATTATTGATATTATTGACACGATTTGTAAGACCAAAATCCAAGAGGTACTTGATGAGGTCTGTCAAGATATTGCTCAATATACTAATGCCTTTCAACAGAAAATTACGTTCAAGCGAGAAGCGATTGCGGACAAAGGTTTGTGGGTTTCTAAGAAGCGGTATGCGTTGAATGTCTATGATAATGAAGGGGTTCGATACGCCACTCCAAAATTAAAAGTGATGGGCTTAGAAATCGTTCGGTCTTCCACGCCTTCGGCTATTCGCGATGCCCTGAAGGATGCGGTAAAGATTTGTCTTGATGGAAAAGAATCGACCTTACATTCGTTTATTCAAGAGATGCGAACCAAATTCTTTACCCTGTCGCCAGAAGATATTGCGTTTCCTCGAAGTGTCAATGGGTTAGAAAAGTATGCTCATGCCACCGAGATTTATACAAAAGGCACGCCGATGCATGTTCGAGCATCTTTGCTATATAACAAGATGATTGTCGAAAAACAGATAACACAAAAGTATGAAAAGATTGAGGAAGGTAACAAAATTAAATTTTTGTATTTGAATGAACGAAATCCACTTCGACAAAACTGTATGGCTTTTATGTCTAAGTTGCCGAAAGAATTTGAATTGCATCGATTCGTAGACTATGATATGATGTTTCAAAAAACATTTATTGAACCACTACAGAGTATTATTGAAGGTCTCAATTGGACGACCGAGCCGCAGTCATCTCTTGATAGTTTATTTTAAGGAGACGTATGAAACTACTTGATAAGTTACAAAAAAATTCCACCATTAAAGACGCATCTGTTTTAAGTCAAAGTAAGTTCTTCAATAAGAAGGACATGATTATGACTAATGTTCCCGCATTGAATGTGGCTCTTTCTGGCCGAGTCGATGGTGGGTTGACTCCCGGATTAACTGTGTTTGCAGGACCATCCAAACATTTTAAGACCGCTTTTGCACTTCTGTTAGCCAAGACATATGTGGATAAGTATGATGATGCGGTCGTTTTATTTTACGATTCTGAATTCGGAAGTCCTCAGTCATATTTTGATGCTTTCAATATTGATACGAATCGTGTGCTTCATACACCGATTACGGATATTGAACAACTCAAGCATGATATTATGCAGCAAATGAATAATATTGAGCGTGGCGACCATATTATTATCATTGTGGACTCTGTAGGCAATTTGGCATCAAAGAAGGAAGTCGAAGATGCCTTAGAGGGTAAGTCTGTCGCAGACATGACCAGAGCCAAGCAAATGAAATCACTCTTTCGTATGATTACACCGCATTTGACAATTAAGGATATTCCTGCGATTGTCGTAAACCATACGTATAAGGAAATTGGTTTATATCCGAAGGATATTGTTTCTGGTGGCACGGGCGTATACTATTCGGCGGATAATATTTTTATTCTGGGTCGGCAGCAAGAAAAGGAAGGCACCGATGTCGTAGGATATAATTTTATTATCAATGTTGAGAAGTCGCGATATGTGAAAGAAAAGTCCAAGATTCCAATTTCTGTGACCTTTGATGGTGGTATTTCCAAGTGGTCGGGGTTGTTGGAAATGGCACTTGAATCGGGACATGTGATTAAGCCGCAGAATGGTTGGTATCAGATTGCAGGCGAAGAACCTAAGTATCGGCAGAAGGATACAGATAACAAGGAATTTTGGTTTAAGATTCTTTCTCAAGCCTCTTTTCGAAAGTGGATTGAAGATACGTATTGCATGTCTTCCAATGCGTTGATGGAAACATCTGTGAACGATAAAGAAATTGAGGACGCCTTTGCCACAATTGGAGAGGAGGAATGATGCCTGTTTGTTCTAGATGTAATATTGCGATTGATGAAGAGACCTCAGAAGGTATTTGTTTTCATGATAGTGAAGAAAATAAAACATTTATCTGTGCTGAGTGTATCGAAAACTTTTGGGATGAAGTTCTTGAAGAAATGAAGTCCGGGGAAACTATTGATGACAACGACAACACAGAAGATCATTCTTAGTCATCTTCTTTACAATGAAACATATGCACGGAAAGTTCTGCCTTTTTTAAAGGAAGAATATTTTTTAGAAAATAGTGAGAGGATTCTATTTAAGAAACTCCATCACTATATTATGAAGTATAATACGCTTCCTTCGAAGCAGGCACTTCTTATTGATGTACAAAATGATAGTTCTGTATCGGAAAATGATGCAAAAACTGTTTTTACGGATATTGAAACGCTGACCGAAAGCGAAACTGATATCTCGTGGTTGTTGCAAGAAACGGAAAAGTTTTGTAAAGATAAAGCGGTATATAATGCGATTGTGCAAAGCATTCAAATTATTGACGGCACAGATAAAAATTATCAACAAGATGCTATTCCGACGATTCTTCAGCAAGCCTTAGGTGTAGGGTTTGACCATCATGTTGGTCATGATTACTTAGACAATGCTGAACAGCGATTTGAATACTATCATCGAAAAGAAATGAAGGTGCCTTTTGATTTGGAATACTTCAATAAAATTAC